CAGTCGGCTCCGGGCATTTACGACATGCCTTATCTGCACCGGCAGATGCTTGAAGTGCTGGGTATCAAGAACGCCCAGAAGCTCGTCCCGCTGCAAGACAGCGACGAGATGAAGCCGCGCGACCCGGTCAGTGAGAACATGGACCTCCTGAATATGAAGCCGGTCAAGGCGTTCATGTATCAAGACCATGAAGCGCACCTCGCCGTCCACATGGCGGCTATCCAAGACCCGAAAATCCAGCAGATGGTGGGGCAGAGCCCCAACGCACAGACCATCATGGGGGCTATGACGGCTCACATGCAGGAGCATCTGGCGTTCGAGTACCGCCGTCAGGTAGAAGAGCAGGCTGGCGTTCCGCTGCCGCCGCCCAATGCTGAGATGGACGAGAAGACCGAGCTGGAAGTGTCCCGCCTTGCCGCTGCCGCTGCCCAGCAGCTGCTCCGGAAGAACCAAGGGGAAGCTGCCCAGCAGCAGGCCCAGCAGGCGGCGCAGGACCCGGTTATGCAGCTTCAGCAGGCCGAGCTGCAACTTAAGGCCGAAGAGCTTAGGCAGAAGGCGCAGAAGCTTCAGGTTGACGCCGCAGATAAGGCGGACAGGCTGGACATCGAGCGCGAGCGCATCGCCGCCCAGAAGGAGATCGCTGGTCTCAACGCGGGCGTCAAGGTTGCCACCGACAAAGCACGGTTGGCATCGGACGAGCAGCTTGAAGGGCTGCGCGTGGGCGTCCAAGTCGCCCGCGAGAGCATGATGAGTGAGCAAAAGCCGGCTCAAACCCCGGCGCAGGGAGAGAGTGAATGAGCAACGACATCTTTCGCTATCTGGCGAACAAGAACAACGAGGAGATCAAAATCCTCTCTGACGATTTGGCGCGTGGGCACGCCAAAGACCATGGTGAGTACAAGTACGCCGCTGGCGTAATCCGTGGGTTGATGATGGCTAATAGCTTCATCGCTGAAACTGCCGACAAAATGGAGACTGACGATGACTGATACAGAGGACAAAACTCTGTTCGACGAACTACCTACCCTCCGTAAAATGACCAATGTCGAAGCGGCCAACCAACCGGTCGAAGACAAACCCAAGCAACTGCCGGAACCATCGGGTTATCGCCTTCTGTGCGCGGTGCCCGACGTCGAGGAGAAGTATGCCAGTGGTCTGTACAAGGCGGATATCACCCGTCACCACGAAGAGCTGACCACCCCGGTGCTGTTTGTGCTGAAAATTGGCCCCGATGCCTTCAAGGACCCCAAGCGGTTCCCCAACGGCCCGTGGTGCAAGGAAGGTGACTTCATCCTGACCCGCCCGATGGCCGGTAGCCGGGTGAAAATCCACGGTAGAGAGTTCCGCCTTATCAACGACGACAGCGTTGAGGCTGTTGTTGACGATCCGCGAGGCATTTCGCGCGCCTAACGGGAGCGTTTTCCCGTACAAAGGAGAGAAGTGATGGCTACCCAGCCTGCTGATGACGACTTCCAGTGGGAAGTCGAAGCTGAAGACGCAGAAAATACCCAATTGGAGGTGGTTGACGATACTCCGGAGGCTGACAGGGGCCGTGAGCCCATGCCGAAGGAAATTGTCGCGGAGTTGGAGAGCGATGAGCTCGAAGAATACTCCGACAAGGTCAAAACCCGCCTCAAGCAGATGAAAAAGGTCTGGCACGACGAGCGCCGGGAGAAGGAACGCGTCCAGCGTGAGCAGCAGGAGGCCCTGAGCGCCGCCCAGCGGCTGTTGGAAGAGAACCGCCGCCTGAAAAAGACGTTGTCGGAAGGCGAACAGTCGCTTGTTGGCAGCTATAAGCAGACCGCCGAGTATGAAATCGACGCAGCTAAGCGCGCTTACCGCGATGCGTACGAGTCTGGTGACGCTGACAAGGTCGTTGATGCCCAAGAAAAGCTCTCGCGGGCTACTTTGCGGCTTCAGCAAGTTGAGCAATATCGACCCACTTTACAGCATCAAGAAACTGAGGTAGACATTGTACCGCAGCAAGTGCAACAGCCCCGGCTCGACCAGAAAACGGTTACTTGGCAAGAGAGTAATACGTGGTACGGGACCGATCCGGAGATGACTGCATCGGCTCTCGGGCTTCACCAGAAGCTCGTTAACGAACGTGGCCCACAGTACGTGGGTTCCGACGAATATTGGACAGCCATCGACAAAACGATGCGCCGTCGATTCCCCGATTACTTCGGGGAGGAAGAGGCTCCGAAATCCTCTTCGCGCGAAAACAAGGGCGCGAATGTCGTAGCTCCTGCTTCACGCAGCCGGTCCCCCAAGAAGATTGTGCTGAAACAGTCCCAGCTGGCCATCGCCAAGAGGTTGGGTCTTACTCCCGAGCAGTACGCTCGTGAACTCATGAAGACGGAGAACTAATATGGCTACTCGTGATACCCGTTCCATTGACGACGTCATGGAAACTCTCGGTGAAGTGCGTGCACCTCGCCAGACGCGTGAAGATACAATGCGTGTTCGGTCTTGGGCCCCAGCTTCAACGCTGCCCGAGCCAGACAAGCAGCCGGGTTACGCCTATCGCTGGATTCGTGTTTCCACGAACGGTGAGAAGGACCCCCGGAACATTTCGGCCAAGCTGCGTGAAGGATGGGAGCCCGTTAGCATTGACGAGCAACCGCAGTTCAAGCTGATGGTCGATCCGGACAGCCGCTTCAAAGACAACGTCGAAGTCGCAGGGTTGCTGCTTTGCAAAGCTCCGATGGAACTGATGGCTCAGCGCAAGGGTTACTTTGCCGGTAAAAATCAGTCTCAGATGGAGTCCGTGGACAACAACTTCATGCGCGAGAGCGATGCTCGTATGCCTCTCTTCCGCGAGAAGAAGTCATCGACATCATTTGGTAAAGGCAAATAACAGGAGCTAGATATGGCATACCCCGCTATCGAAGCCCCCTACGGGCTTCTCCCGATTAATCTTATCGGTGGTCAGGTGTTTGCCGGGTCCACTCGTCAGATTCCGATTGCTCTCAACTCGTCCACGGCCATCTTCTATGGTGACGTCGTCAAGTTGAACAGCGACGGTACTCTGGATAAGGACACCGGTACGAACGCTGCTACCCCGGTAGGTGTGTTCCTCGGTTGCACCTACGTCGATCCGACGTTTGGTCTGACCTTCCGTCAGTACTACCCCGGTACTACGAACATCAACGGCATCACGGCCTACGTGCTGGACGATCCCGATGCGCTGTTCAAGGTCGCCGTGGTTTCGAGCGGCACCACCATTGGCTATGTGAACCGTACTTCGGTCGGTAACAACGCTGTTCTGGTGCAGAACTCGGGCCTGACGACCACCGGCAACAGCCGCGTGGCTGTTGACGACACCACCGCAACCACCTCGACGTGGCCGGTGCGTATCGTTGATGTCATCCCTGACACTGCTAAGGCGGGCAACCCCGGTTCTTACACCGAGGTTATCGTCAAGTGGAATCAGGGTATGCACCAGTACCTCAACCCAACCGGCGTGTAAGGAGACTGAACAATGGCAATTTCACGCGCACAGCTTCTTAAGGAGCTTCTGCCGGGTCTGAACGCCCTGTTCGGCCTCGAATACGCACGCTATGGCGAAGAGCATAAGCAAATCTTTGAAACGGAAAGCTCTGAGCGTTCGTTCGAAGAAGAAACCAAGCTCTCGGGCTTCTCGGCTGCGCCGGTGAAGAACGAAGGTTCGGCCATCGCTTATGACAACGCGCAGGAAGCTTGGACGGCTCGCTACAACCACGAGACGATTGCTCTCGGGTTTTCCATCACGGAAGAAGCTGTCGAAGACAACCTGTACGACTCGCTGTCGGCCCGCTACACCAAGGCACTTGCTCGTGCCATGGCGTACACCAAGCAGACCAAGGCTGCGGCTATCCTGAACAACGGCTTCGACTCGGATTATCCGGGCGGTGACGGTGTGGCCCTGTTCTCGGCCTCGCACCCGTTGGTCGGTGGCGGCACCAACTCGAACATCCCCAGCACCCCGGCTGACCTCAACGAAACCTCGCTTGAGGCTGCGGTCATCCAGATTGCTGCGTGGACCGACGAGCGTGGCCTGCTGATCGCGGCTAAGCCGAAGAAGCTGGTTGTTCCGCCGAGCCTGATGTTCGTTGCGACCCGACTGCTGGAGACCGAACTCCGCGTGTCGACCGCCGACAACGACATCAACGCTCTGAAGTCGAACGGCTCCATTCCTGAAGGGTACACGGTCAACCACTTCCTGACCGACCCGGATGCATGGTTCCTGACGACCGACGTGCCGAACGGTCTGAAGCACTTTGTTCGTACGCCTCTGGCGCAGAGCATGGATG